AGAAGGACATGTTCCCTAAGGCGCTGACTGAAGCCAGAAGGCCTGCCCGCGAGCAGGTCAAGCGCCTGAAGGAAGAGTCCGACGAACTGCTCTACAGAAACCCGTCTTACAGGGGCCAGAGCGCCAAGTTCGTGCTGGAGCATCCCGAGTTGTACAGGGCATATCCTGAGCTCGCAGACATAAAGGTGTTGCAGGGCGGTCGTGGCGTTGGAAATGAGAGCGCATCCCTGATGGGTGGCAAGCGCGACATGGAGATGGAAGTCACCCAGAGGGGCCTGCTTGGCAATCCTCGCTCCAGCATGCTTCACGAGATGCAGCATGCGGTGCAGACTCTGGAGGACATGGCTCCTGGGGGCAGCACCACTACGGCTTTCAACAATCGAGAGGCTTACAAGATACTTGATGAGATTCGTGCTAGGGCTGCAAAGCCAATGACATATGACGAATATGTCGAGCAATTGATGCAGTCCAATCCTTCAAAAAATTTCGATGAAGTCGATCAGTCGGTAGTAAAAGAAGGTTACGAAAATTATTTAAAAAGAATTCCAAAAGAAATTGCCAAATTTGATAAAGAATTCCAGCAGCAAGCCGCAATGGAATACTACAAGCGTCTGGCTGGTGAGGCAGAGGCCCGCGCCACTCAGTTCCGCGAGGGGATGACGGCAAGCCAAAGGGCAGATGAGTTCCCATACGCCAGCTACGACGTTCTGCCCGAGGATTTGATCGTCAAGCCGGCTAGGCGCGACCCGTTCCAGCCCGAGCTTGATATGGCTGAAGGCGGGGCAGCCTTTGGCCGCTACACCACCGGCAAGAAGTACCAGGGCGCGGTCAAGCGTGCCAAGGAAGCGGATGTCAACACCCTGGCAGATCCGCGCACCTACGCTGCTGTGATGGGCCTGCTGGGAAGCGCCCCTGACCAGCTTGGCTTTAGCGTGATGCACCCGGACTACAAGGGCATTCAGAAGGCCGGCGAGCGTGGCTTCATTGGTGGCACCGCACTGGCTGTGGCTCCTATGTTTGGGCCACTGACAAGAGCAGCGGCTAGGCCCGTGTCAGCCGCCGCTCGTTCTGTTGGCCAGCGTGGCGCAGGGATGGCAGAGGACTACCTCTTTCGGCAAGGGCTGGTCACTCCAGTTGTCAAACCTGCTGGCGGCAACTGGCTGACGGGCAGCGTGGAGAGGGCGTTGGAGCCACTCAGGGGCGGCTCAGTAAGCCAGCAACTTCGCTGGGATCTTGAAGACAACATAAAACTTGGCCAAAAATTTGGCGATCAAGAAATTATCCAAAACGCAAGAAGCCAATTGGCAAAAATGGATGCCATTAATAACTGGATCGACCGCAACCTGACCAACTACGTCAAGAAGCAGATGGCCACACCGGAGGATCCGGTGCGCCTTGCAATTGAAAAACGTCAAGTAGAAGTCGAGGGCAAGTTTGCCAGAGATCAAGAGCGCGCCCAAAGGGTGGCCGATAGAGCCGCAGCAGAGACCGATCCGAGGCGTCAGGCCAACTTGAGCAGGCAGGCGCAGCAGATGTTTGATGAGGCCAATGTGGAGCGTGACATTGGGATGTCCCACCTGTCTCACTTGCCATCGGGGTTTGGAGAAAACTTTGCCCCAGCTTCTTACATTGGGGCGTTAAGAGAGAGGGGTGGATTCCCGGCAGAAGGAATGGCTACGACTCCAGCTTCAAAAATTTGGGAAAACATTTCAGATGACGTAGTTGGCGTAACAAAAGTTGGTGAACTGAGTGACGCCAATAGAAATTTAAATTCCTGGGTTGAAAAACTTAATCCAAATGAAATTGTTTATCGTTCGTCGCTTGATTTAAGAAGAGAGCTTGGCCTTGACCACATCGTTGACGTCCTCAAACAAGACCTAGCCTCTGGCCGCATTCTTCCTGAGCAGTTGAGCAAGGTCAGCATGGAACAGGCGGTACGCCGCACCGCCGAGTTCGACCAAGAGATGGCCAAGCGTATGCGCGATGCCCAGATCAAGGTTATGGAAGGAATGCCGGTTTACAGGGAGTATCCGGAAGGGTATCGGTGGATTGAGTTGGCGACACCAAGCAAACTTCCTGAAAAGTTTGCCGTGTCTGAAAAAAATGGCAGGTTCAATGTTGTTGACTCTACAACAGGCGATCCATTGCTTCTTGGAAGAGGTCAAACGCTTACATCATTTGGAACACCAGAAGAGGCAGTATCTGCTTACTACAAGCAAAATCCAAAAGTTTTGGAAGACGCCCTCAAGTACGAAGGCGACACGATGGGCCACTGCGTCGGTGGCTACTGCCCTGATGTGGCACAAGGCCGCAGCCGCATCTACAGCCTGCGTGATGCTAAGGGTGAGCCTCATGTGACGGTGGAGGTCAGGCCGACAGAAGACAAGATCAGGGACACGATTGAATCTGCATACAGCACGACTGGCGAAAGAGGATTCAAGACACAAGACAATCAATTCTTTTTGAACATAGATGACGCCGTGCGTCACGAGATGCAGTTCAGCGATGTCTCGGGCGACCCAAGGATGGCGCCAGAAATCATTCAAATTAAAGGCAAGCAGAACAAGGCACCCAACGAGCAGTACCTGCCCTTCGTGCAAGACTTCGTGCGCAGCGGCCAGTGGTCGGATGTGGGCGACTTCAGGAACACCGGATTGATCAAGGCCGAAGATGTCAGAAAGGCCGGCTGGGACATCGGAGACATCACTCAGCCATATCTCACCAAGCAGGAATACGACGATCTGCTGCTCAAGCAGCTTAAGCCAGAAGGCATGAAGGCCGGCGGCGAGGTCAATCTATCAGGTGGTGGCTTGTCAAAAATTGCTACAGAGGCCATGTCCAAATTAAAGGGCGTGAGAAAAGAATTCGTTGACAAGGTCGCTGAACAAGCTCGATATCAAAAAGAAACGGCACATATACCAACCAAGGATTTGCCGAGTTTTGAAGAATGGAAAGCCAAGCAGATCAACGTCACTCCTGAGAACATTGAGCAGTTGAGGAAAGAGACCGGCAATCGGGCCGGCGGTGAAGTCAAGATGGCCGCTGGTGGGCTTAGGACTCTCAAGAACCTGCTCGGCGGCGGGTCAAAGACAGAAGACGCAGCCACCGCAGCGCAAAGGGCTGCTGCTGGTCGCATGGCCGCTGACGTTGCAAAGGCAACCGAGCCGATGAAGATGTCCGAGGCCCTCGGCAAACTCAACGTCGAAGGCAAGGGCAAGGTCAAGGTGACCCAGTCTGACCGCACCCGAGTCGGTGGCGGCAACATCGGCGGGGCCATGTTCCCTGGCCTGTCTCAGGTCGATCCCTTCTATCAAGATCTCGTCTGGGGCGTGGGCAAAAAATCAACCGGCAGCGGCCTGATCAATCAGTCTGACGACCTGACGTACTGGTCGACCCTTCTCGGTTCCGAAGACCAGCTTAAGAGCAACCCGATTGTGTTCAACAAGCTGCGTGCCGGATTTGTTGACGCTATGAAGCAGGGCAAACTGTCAAAAGAGCTTGAAGACAAGATCAACAAGAATCTCTCCGTGACCTTTGGCGAGGGTGCTGACATCCGCGACCCGAAGATCTGGCAGAAGGCAGACACCTTTGAGAGGCGCACCGCCTTGGCAGATGTGATGCTTGGCCAGGGCCTTCCTCCCAGCAAGGGTGGCGTGCCGCTTGGCGGCGAGAAGAGCGGCAAGGGCGTGATCTTCAAGCCTACGGACGTTCTCAAGCGCGAGACTGAGCCAATGCTGCTGCACCCAGAGCACGGCGGGGATGTGCCGACGTTCGCAGTGGGCCCGAGGCTTTTCCAGTTTAGCGGCGGCATGCAGGTTCGCCCCGACTTGCACCCTGGCTTCCCCGTTTTGCTTGAGGGCCAGGACATGGGCATGGTGTTCCGCCCGGCCCCTGGAGAGATTGCGATGCGAGACTTCACTGAGCGCATGGTGAACGAGCGTGGTCGCAAGCCCGGCTACTATGAGTGGACAATGGGCGAGAGGGGCAAAGGACTGCCGTCTCAACTCATCACCGACGAATACCTCACTTACCTGCAAAAGCGGGGCTATGCAGATGGCGGCTCGGTTAGCGGCCTGTCTGTTCTTGAAAAGGTTTGACCTATGGCTACAGAATTCCCCATCGATCCCGAGTTTGGCCGCTTCATTGGAGGCGAGCCCCAGGATCAAGACGATGAGCAAGGCGTTGTCGTTGACATGCCGATGGAAGACGCAGAGATTGAAGAGCTTCCAGACGGCTCGGCCATCGTCCGCATGGACAGCAAGGGGCCGATGGAAGACCAAGACTTCTACGCCAACCTCGCTGACAACGACATCATCAGCCCGATTGACCTCGACAAGATGGCCTTGCGCTACATCGAACTGGTCGAGAAGGACAAAGAGGCCCGCAAGCAGCGCGACAAGCAGTACGAAGAGGGCATCAAGCGCACCGGCATGGGCAATGACGCGCCTGGGGGAGCCAATTTCCAGGGCGCATCAAAGGTCGTCCACCCCGTAATGGCCGAGGCCTGCATCGATTTCGCTGCCAGGGCCATCAAAGAGATGTTCCCGCCGGACGGCCCGACCAAAACCAAAATTTTGGGCGACGTGACCGAGGACAAGAGCGCATCTGCCGAGCGCAAACGCGACTACATGAACTGGCAGTTGACCGAGCAGATCGAGGAATTCCGCGATGAGCAGGAACAATTGCTCACCCAACTGCCTTTGGGCGGCTCGCAGTACCTCAAGCTCTGGTACGACGAGAAGAAAAAGCGCCCCTGTGCGCAGTTTTTGCCCATCGACAACGTGCTTTTGCCCTTTTCGTCGGCCAACTTCTATACCGCCCAACGGTTTACTGAGGTCGATGACATCTCCGAGTGGGAATTCAAGCGCCGGATCGATTCGGGGCTGTACAAAGACACCGCCTTGACCCGTGCCACGATGGATCCGGAGCCAACCGCGTCCCAAAAGGCCACCAACAAGATTGAAGGCAAGTCCCCGAACGAGAACGAGGACGGCCTGCGCCGGGTTTATCACGTCTACACATGGCTGGAACTCGACGACGACCCGATTACGAAGGGCGAGAGCGCCCCGTACATCCTGATGATCGACGATTTGTCGTCAGAAGTGCTCGGCCTGTACCGCAATTGGGAAGAAGGCGACGACACGATGACCAAATTGGACTGGGTCATTGAGTTCAAGTTCATTCCCTGGCGTGGAGCCTACGCCGTTGGCCTGCCGCAGCTTATTGGAGGCCTCTCCGCGGCCCTTACGGGCTCTCTGAGGGCCTTGCTGGACTCTGCCCACATCAACAACGCTGCAACGCTCCTGAAGCTCAAGGGCGGCAAGATCTCCGGGCAGTCCCAAGAGGTCGAAGTCACCCAGGTGGTGGAGATTGAGGGCGCTCCTGGCGTCGATGACGTGCGCAAGCTGGCCATGCCCATGCCGTTCAACCCGCCCTCGCCGGTTTTGTTCCAGCTTTTGGGCTGGCTGACCAACGCAGCCAAGGGTGTGGTGACCACAGCCGAGGAAAAGATCGCCGATGTCGGCCAAAACACGCCGGTCGGCACCACTCAGGCGCTGATCGAGCAGGGCGCAGCGGTTTTCTCGGCCATTCACGCCAGATTGCACGAGTCCCAGGGCCGGGTGCTGCGAGTTTTGAGCCGAATTAACCGCTGGTATCTCGACGACATGCAGCGCGGCGAGGTTGTTGAGGATTTGGACATCAAGCGCGAGGATTTCATGCGGATCACCGACGTGATCCCGGTGTCCGACCCGCATATCTTCAGCGAAACCCAGCGGATGGCCCAGACCCAGGCGGTTATGGCCATCATGGACAAAAACCCCGACATTTTCAACAAGAGGGCGGTGATACAGCGGTTCCTCAAGCAGATCAAGGTGCCCGGCATCAACGAATTGATGATCGACGTGCCCGCTCCGGTCAAGCAGGACGCTGCCAACGAGAACGTCGCCCTGTCCATCGGGCAGGCGGCCTTTGCCTACCCCGAGCAGGATCACCTGGGCCACATCCAGACCCATCTGGACTTCGCCAAGAGCCCAATTTTCGGCTCCAACCCGATGATCGCGCCGACGTACCTGCCCAAGGCGATTGAGCACATCAAGCAGCACATCGTGCTGTGGTATCTCAACCGCATGAACGGCTACGTCCAGAAGGCCGCGGGAGACAAGCTGCCCGAGTACGAGTTGCACAACGATCCGAAGATCATCGACCGCATGTTCGGTGCTGCATCGCAGCATGTCGAGATGGATGCAGAGCAGACCCTTCAGGGGATTTTGCCGGTCGTGCAGCAACTCATGCAGAGCTTGCAGCAGTTCAAGCAGCAGCCCCAACTGCCGCCCGAGGCCAAGGTTTTGCTCGACACCAGCATGGCCGAGACCCAGCGCCGGCAGGCCCGCGATCAGGCCGAGATGCAACTCAAGGACAAGGAGTTGGCGGCCAAGATCCAGATGGACATGCAAGAGCTTCAGCAGCGCCAGCAGCGCGAGATGGAAGAGATGGAGTTGAAGCTGGCGATTGCCAAAGGCGACAACGAGATGAAGGAACGCATCGAATCAGCCCGCCTCACGCGAGATGCGGCCAAGCTCAATTTCGAGCAGGTCAAGGCTGTTCAACCCCAAGGAGGCCAATATGGCTACGAGTGACCAAGAGCAAAAAGGTATCAACGTGCCCCAGCACAAGCGTATCGCGATGGGCGAGAAACTTGACGGCTCAAGCATGCAACCCAAGGGCCAAAACGGCTCCAAACCACAAGGAGGTCTGCAACAAGCGAAGAAAAAATGAAAACCATCGGCGACCTGATTGGTGGCATCAAGTCTAGGCAGGCTGAAATAGCCGCGTCCCTCGCTGCTGGTAATGCGGCGAACTGGGAGGCTTACCACCGCATGGTCGGACATTTCGCGGGCTTACAGGAGGCCCTTGACATCCTTAACAACCTGATGAAGGAAGACGATGAACATGAGTGAACCGGTAGCTTTTGACGAAGCTGAGTTGGCTTGGGCTTTTCCGAGCGTAGACCCCGGTGCTAAACCTCTTGGCGGACGCATTCTCGTGCAATTGCGCCGCACCAAAAAGAAGGCAACAAGCGCAGGGATTATTTTGGTTGAAGAGACCAAAGAAACCGAAAAGTGGCAGAACATGGTGGCCAAGGTCGTCGAGATCGGTCCGCTGGCATTTAAGCATCGGGACACGATGCAGGCATGGCCAGAGGGGTCTTGGTGTTCCGTGGGCGACTACATCCGCGTCCCCAAATGGGGCGGTGATCGCTGGGAAGTCAAAGTCCCCGGCGATGACGATTTTGAAGATCCGGCACTGTTTATGGTTCTGAACGATCACGAGGTGATTGCAAAGCTCACTGGTGATCCACTTGCAATGAGGGCCTTCCTGTGACTACAGAAAAAGCACAAGACCAGAACGAAGAAATTGCAGTCGTTGAAGAAAAGGACGGGTCGGTCACCGTTCAGCTTCCCAACGACATAGAGTCCCCCGACGCTCAAGAAGAGCAGGCGGAGGCTCATCAAGACGACGGCGGAGATGAGGATCATCCCGACGATACCGATGCCATCCGAGAGGCCAGACGCAACCGTCGCCGGGCCAAAAAGGATTACATCAAGCGCACCAACGAGGAAAAGGACGCCAAGCTGCAACTGCTTGAGCGCCAGAACCGCGAGTTGATGGAGCGCCTGTCTGTCGTGGAGCGCAAGACCCACGGTGCCGATTTGGCCCGCTTTGAGAAGGCCATTGAGGACGAGCAGTATCGCTTCCAATACGCGCAGCGCAAAATGCAGGAAGCCACCGATAATTCGGACGGAGCCGCATTTACCAAGGCGCAGGAGATGTGGTACGACAGCCGCCGCAAACTTGAGGCGATGCAGAACTACAAGGAACGCGCAGCACGAGCCGACACGCAGGAATCTGCCCCGGCAAACCCCAAATTGGTCAGGCTGGCCAATGACTGGATGGAGCGCAATTCTTGGTACAACCCCGATTCCGGCGACGAGGACACGGCAATTGCCAAGGTCATCGACCAGCGACTGGTGTCCGAGGGTTGGGATCCCGCAACAAAAGATTATTGGGATGAGCTTGACAACCGCTTGCAAAAGCGATTGCCACACCGTTATACTCGATCACAAGACGAAAGTCCGTCCAGAAGGAGCCCTCGTAGCTTTGTGACTGGGTCGAGTCGTGAGTCAGCCGGAAGAGGCGGCGGCAACGAATTTGTTTTGGAGCCTGAACAGGTCCGAGCAATGAAGGAAGCCGGTTTTTGGGATGATCCCCAGAAACGCAGCCGGATGATTAAACGATACGCCCAAGACGCACGCAACAAAAGGAGCTAAACATTATGGACACACGTCTCAAAAAAACTCTCAACGCTGGTGGCCGCGAGAATCGATCTTCACAAGATCAGACCCGAGCCGCCCCCGAAGAGAAGTTCATGTCAGCGCAGGAACGTCGAAAGATGTGGAGCGATGAGTGGACACAAAGTGCGCTGCCAAAAGTTCCGGAAATGCCGGGATGGCACCTTTGCTGGTTATCGACGACCAATGGATACGACAGCATCGATAAGCGGATGCGACTCGGCTACATACCTGTTCGCGCAGATGAGTTGCCTGGGTTCGAGAATTACCGCGTAAAGGCTGGAGAGGATATTGGGTTTATTGCGTGCAACGAGATGCGCCTGTACAAACTTCCGATGGATGTTTATCAGGACATCATGCTGCAAATGCACCATGAGGCTCCTCAGGACGAGGCGGACAAGATCCGGGTTCAGGCTGAGAATCTTCAAGGCGCACGCGATAGTTCGGGGAAATCCCTGGGCGCTGTCGAAGGCGAGGGTTTTGGCAACATCGACCGAACTGTTAGAACCCCTGTATTTCAGGGATAACCAAGGAGTAAGACTATGTCTGCTACAAATGCTCCGTTCGGCTTGCGTCCTGCGTTCCATCCCTCCGGCTTGGATCGCGCACAGGCGCTGGCTAACGGTATTGCGTCGGCTTATAACACCGACATTCTCAAGGGCCAACCGGTCAAACTGAACTCGAGCGGCGTCATTGTGGTCGCTGCTGCTGGCGATGCCTTCCAAGGCGCTTTCGCTGGCGTTGAGTTCACCGACACCACTGGTCGTCGTCGCGTCTCGAACTACTGGCCTGCCAGCACGGCATACCAGACCGGTTCGTGCGTCGCCTATTTCTACAACGATCCCAACATCGTTTATGAAATCCAGGCAGCCGGCTCGCTGGCTCAGACCTCGATTGGTGACATGGCTGATCTGTCCAACACCACCGCTGGCTCCAACGTGACCGGCCTGTCGCAATGCACTCTGTCCACCACCCTGGCGGGCGCAGGCAACAGCGCACAGATGCTGATCCGTGATCTGGCTCCTTACCCCGACAATGAGTGGGGCGATGCGTACACGATTGTGCGCGTAACCATCAACGAGTCGCAGTTCAATGCGTCCGTGAACGCAATCTAAGGAGAGTGAATCATGGCCGCTCCGATGCGCAGTACCGACTTTCGGTCAATTGTTGAACCTATCCTGAACGAGTGCTTTGACGGCGTGTACGATCAACGCACTGACGAGTGGAGCCGAGTGTTCCGCGAGCAGGAAGGTATTCCCCGTAACTACCACGAAGAGCCCGTCCTGTACGGCTTTGGCGCTGCCCCGCAGTTGCCTGACGGCACCCCCGTCAGCTACCAGCAGGGTGGTGTGCTGTTCCTCAAGCGATACGTTTACAACGTGTATGGTCTGGCCTTCGCGCTGACCAAAGTGCTTGTTGAGGACGGCGACCATATCCGTATCGGTCAGGTGTACGCTCGTCACCTCGCCCAGTCGCTGATCGAGACCAAAGAGACGCTGTCGGCCAACGTGCTGAACCGCGCTTTCAATGCCTCGTATCCTGGCGGCGACGGCGTGGCTCTGAACAGTGCTTCGCACCCCATCGTCAACGGCACCGCCAGCAACCTGCTGACCACTGCCGCCAACCTGTCTCAGACCTCGCTTGAGCAGATGTTGATCCAGATCCGTCAGGCTGTGGACAACAACGGCAAGAAGATTCGTCTGGTGCCCCGCCAACTGGTGGTCGCTCCTGGCAACGTCTTCCAGGCCGAAGTTCTGCTGAAGTCCGTGCTGCGTGCCGGCAACGCGAACAACGACATCAACCCCATCAAGTCGATTGGCTTGCTGGATGAGGGTGCCGCTGTTATCTCGCGTCTGACCAGCGCCACCGCATGGTGGGTGCAGACCGACGCTCCCGAGGGCATGAAGCTCATGATGCGTCGTCGTCTGGAGAAGACGATGGAAGGCGACTTTGAAACTGACTCAATGCGCTACAAGGCCACCGAGCGTTACGATGTCGGCTTCACCGATTGGCGTGCCATTTATGGCACACCGGGCGTCTAAACATGAGATGGGGGGCTTCGGCCTCCCTCTCTACAGGAGAACCAAATGTCAAATCTGCTCGTAACTCGTTTCCCCAACGGGGTAACCAACGTGGGAGAAGATTCGCCGTTTGCTGATCTGGCAATGCCAGCGCCAACTCTGTTTCACACTTACTTTGAAGATTTCGACTATTACACAGCCGCAAATTGGACAGTAACTGAAACGCAGGCGGGCGCTACTCAGGCGTTGACGGACGGTGATGGCGGTCTACTTTTGCTGACCAACACAGCAGCGGACGACGATCTTGTGTCCTTGCAGAAGGTTGGCGAATCCTTTCGCTTTGCTTCCGGCAAGAAACTGTTCTTTGAAGCTCGCTTCAAAATCAGTGACGCAACCCAATCGGATTTCGTCATCGGTCTGCAAATCACTGACACCACTCCGCTGGATGTCTCTGATGGCGTGTTTTTCATCAAGGCCGACGGCTCTACATCTGTGAGCTTGGTGGTCGAGAAGAACGGCACCGCCACCACGACTACGTCTGTGGCTACCGTGGCAAATGACACTTTCATCCGCCTTGGTTTTTACTACGACGGTGCATCGGTGATTGAGTATTCCGTAAATGGCGTGACCCTAGGAACTTCGGTAACCACCAATTTGGTTGATGACGAAGACTTGACGCCGACTTTTGCGATCCAAAATGGTGAGGCCGTGGCCAAAACCATGACGGTGGATTACATCTTCGTTGCGAAGGAGCGGTAATCATGGGTCAATTCAAGCCAATGGTCAAAATGATGACCACTGAGCCTTCGGTTGAACTGAAGCTCAAAAAAGGCGGCAAGGTTGAGAAGAAGATGCAGATGGGCGGCATGCCCAGTGCAACTCCTGCGATGCCTGCTCGTGGCGGAATGATGCCTGCCCGCGCCCCAATGAAGCCCTCTATGGCCGCTCGTCGTCGTGCGATGATGGCTATGCCCGCTGGTGCCGCTCCCGCGGCTCCGGTTGGTATGGCCGGTCGCATGATGAAGGAAGGCGGCGAGTCCAAAGCCATGCACAAGTCTGAGATGAAGGCTATCAAAGGCCTGAAATCCGAGATGCAGTCCCACAAGGACAAACCTGCATCAAAGGCCCACAAGGGCCTGAAGACCGGCGGCATGGCTTGCGCTACGGGCGGTGTAGTCATGGGCCAAGGCGGCTACAAAAAGGGCGGCATGGTCAAGATGGCTGGCGTTCCCAAGAGCGGCATCATCAACACCGAAAACCAGGGCGGCAAATACCGCGACACCCTGATGCACACTGCAAAGCCTGATAACTCGCCGGCCAAAACCGGTGAAGTGAAGCTGGGCAACGGCGGTGGCTATGCCGCTGGCGGCATGGCTTGCGCTACTGGCGGCGTGGCGAAGGCAAACGGCGGCGGATACCGCAAAGGTGGTGCCGCAAAAAAAGCCTACGCTACGGGGGGGCTTGTTGATACTGGCCGTCCCGTAGCGATGCCTCAGGGTCGCAAGACCCCGTCGACTCCCGTGAGCATCAACCAACTCTCTGGCACCTTCAAAAAAGGCGGCAGTGTCACTGCTGCTGAAGGCCGCTTGCAGAAGAACTTCAAGAAAGAGAACGCTACGGCCATGAAACAGGCCAAGGCGTACTCCAACGAGGTCTACAGCAAGTACGGCAAGAAGATGAACGAGGGCGGCAAGGTTGATCTGTCCAAGGGTGCTTACGACGCCGCGATTGGTCCGAGCAAGGAAGAGATGGACATGGCCAAGGCCATTCGGTCTATTCCCCGCCGGATGTTCGAGGGGGCGAAAAGTCTGTTCGGTCAAGGCAGCGTCACCGAAGCGGAGCGTAAAGTTCTGCAAGGAGCGACGGCAAAGCCTGCCGGCAGCGTCACCAAGACGGAGAAATCTGTCACGGTGGAGCCCGCCAAGAAGCGCGGTGGTTTGGCGAAGTGCTGAAACAAGGTGGGGGCTTCGGCCCCCGCTTTTCTTGAGGATTGAAAAATGGGAACTTATTCTTCCGCGACCCGCCAAGGTGCTTACGAGCCGTTTGAGCTACAAGTAGCGCGAGGCCAAGTTGATGGTCACAAGGCCATATTTAAATTTGGCATCAACGGTGATGTTGGTACATCTGTTGAGACAGTTTGGGCTCAAGGTGGGACATATGTGTATCCTGCCGCCGCAACTGTTATGAAAATTTCTAGTTCCAGCGCGGATGACGCGGCGGCTGGGACTGGCGCAAGAACAATTTCAATTTCTGGTCTTGACGCTAACTACAACGAAATTAGCGAAACAGTAATTCTTAACGGTCAGACTGAAGTCAACACTGTTAATAGTTACTTGCGTATTTTTAGTATGTTTGTTGTTACCGCTGGCTCTGGTGCAACTGCCGTAGGAACTATCTACGCTGGTACTGGCACTGTTACTTCTGGCGTCCCTGCAACTGTATACGGAATGATTGGTATTGGTGCAAACCAAACGCAAATGGCGTTTTGGACTGTGCCAGCAGGCTACACCCTTTATTTGATGGGTGTGTTCTACACATCTGCGAACACAAACGCAAACGCATCGACAAACTTTCAGTTGATTCAACGCCCATTGGGCGGCGTGTTCAGACAGCAAAGTTCTTCTCGAGTCCCCGGCAACGGCGACTTTATTCTTGACCTGCACACGCCTATTGCTTTTGCTGAAAAAACAGATATTGAGGTCAGAGCTGTTGCTTCTACTTCTCCGTCAAACGTCTCTGCTGAGTTTGAAGGCATCTACATCAAGAACCCGGACTGATCATGCCAAGCAAATCACCAGCCCAGCATCGTTTGATGCAAGCCGCCGCCCATACTAAGGGTGGCTTTGGTGGTGTGCCGCAAAAGGTCGGCAAAGAGTTTGTCAAGGCCGACAAAAAGATGAAAGATGGCGGAGTAGTCCAGTCTTTAAAAAATGCTGGGTTCTATGAAGAGGGCAAGAGCAAGCCGGAGCGTTTAAAGATTGTCAGCCAAGCTACAACCAAACCCGAGAGGTTGGAGATTGTGGAAAAGCTATATTCCAAAAAGATGAAGGATGGTGGCTTGTATGCAAACATTAATGCAAAGCGTGAGCGAATCGCTGAAGGCTCTGGCGAAAAAATGCGCCGAGCTGGCAGCACGGGTGCGCCAACGACTGAAGCCTTCAAGCAGTCAACCAAAACCGCCAAGCTCAAATCAGGCGGAGTAAGTCTGGCGGTTGGCCGCGGCGAGAAGATGCCGGTCGATCAAGGCGCAGGACTGACTGCCAAGGGCCGCGCCAAGTACAACCGCGAGACGGGTGCAAATTTGAAGGCTCCGCAGCCTCAAGGAGGCTCCCGCAGAGACTCTTTTTGCGCGAGAATGGGTGCCATTGCAGAGAAGAGTGAGAAGGGCAGCCGCTCCCGCGCCTCCATGAAGCGTTGGAATTGCCCCGGATGGTGAGGTAAAGCATGGCCTACTCGGGAACCGTTGGCACGACTGTCATCCAAGTCCAGACCCTGATTGATCACGGGGCGCGTCGCTGCGGGAAATTGGCCGAGGAATTGACCTCTGAGCAGCTTTTGAGCGCCAGGGAGTCGCTGTATTTCCTGCTGTCGAACCTGATCAACATCGGAATCCAGTACTGGGCCATCGACAAAAAGGTCTACGGGGTCCAGGCGGACAAATACGTCTACAAGCTGCCCCTGGGCGGCAATGACGTGCTCCAGGCCCTGTATCGCCGCATGAATCGGCCCTCCGGCTCCTACGCGACGAGTGCCGGCGGCAACGTGGCCAACGCATTCGACAGCAACATCGACACGATTTGCACCCAAACCTCCGCAAACGGCAACATTTCGGTCAACTACGGCACCGATAACCCGGTTTATGTGGGTTCCATCGGCGTTTTGCCTGGGGTTTCGGGCAATTTCAACGTCGTCTTTGAGTATTCGGCTGACGGAATTACTTGGAGCACCCTGCTTGCGCCTGGGGTGACCGCCTGGGTCAACAATGAATGGCTCTGGTACGACATTGAGGCCGGTCAGACGGTGCAGTACTACCGGATCCGCGAGACCGGCGGCAATACGCTGTCCCTGCGCGAGCTTTATTTCGGCAACAACTCGACCGAAATCACGATGGCTCGCCTGAACAGGGACGACTACACGAACCTGCCCAACAAGAATTTCACGGCCAACCAGCCGTTCCAGTATTGGTTCAACCGGACGATCCCGCAGTCGGAGATTTATCTCTGGCCGGTGCCATCTGACCCCTTCGTGCAGATGACGGTCTGGTATTCGCGCCAGATCATGGACGTTGGCGACCTCTACGGCGAGCTTGAAGTGCCGCAGCGGTGGTTTGAGGCCGTCATCTTTATGCTGGCCCACCGCATGAGCCTGGAGTTGCCTGGGGTGGACACCGCCCGCATCCAGTACCTTGAGGGGCAGGCCGACAAGTATTTGGGACTGGCCGAAGCCGAAGAGCGCGACAAGAGCCCCGTGTATTTTGCTCCAAATATTTCTCCGTACACCCGATGAACGCACAGGTCTATTGGATTCGCGCACAACATCACTCCGACATTACGTCTGAGGGATATGTTGGGGTGTCCAAAAATGCCAGCAAGCGTTGGCTGTACGGCCACAACTGGGCGCATCGCAAGGGCAGGCACGAAAACCCTCGGCTTGCAAATGCAATCTCCAAGTATGGGTGGGACAACCTGATAAAGACGGTCGTCGTAATTTCTGATGCGGATTATTGCTACGAACTTGAGGCGAAGTTGCGCTCTAGCAAAGAGATTGGTTGGAATTTAGCCATTGGTGGTGGCAAGCCTCCAATCACTAGGCCTCGCGGTGCCGATTACGTCAGCCCACTAAAGGGTGTTTCTCGCCCAACTCCTTGGTTGATTGGAAAACCTTCTGGAACCGCTGGAAAACCAGTTTCTGAAGAAACACGAGCCAAGCTATCTGCCCGAAAAAAAGGCACAAAACAGACGCCTGAACAGATTGCCAAGCGGGTTGCCTCTCGTCGCGCCACGCTTGCAGCGCAAGGGAGGACTGTTTAATGCCAATCTTCCTCGACACCCTCGGCTACTCGGACATCGCAATCGCGGTATGCGACCGCTGCAAGATGAAGCGTCCGCATGCGGTAATGCGCAGCGATCCCAATTTCCCAGGCCTGCAAGTGTGCGATCAAGGGTGCGCCGACAACTTCGACCCCTATCGCCTGCCTGCTCGCAAAACCGAAAGGATAACGATTCGGTTTCCAAGGCCTGACGTTTCGGTTGCGCTTGACCCCAACGACTTGATCACAACGGGCAATAATCAGTATGTGATTTCTACCGAGCAGAACACGCAAACGCCAGAAAATAATGGCAATCTCGACGGCATTGAGGTATAGAGCATGGCCAATGTAACGATCACTCAACTGCCTGCGGCTGGTCCGATCCAGGGAAGCGAGCTTGTTCCAGTCGTCCAGAACGGGCAGACCGTGCGCACGACCGCATCTGCCCTGGCTGGATCTCCGGTTCAAACTCAGACGTTCCTGACGCTCAATCAAGAGCCGACCCTGGTCAACAGCCGTGCGCTTGCCGGCGGTACTGGTATCGGGTTGGTCGATGGCGGTGCGCTCTCAACGCTTCAGGTCACGCTTAACGGCACTTCTGGCGCTCTGGAGAGTGCTGGTACAGGGGTCATTGTCAAAACCGGCGCTGGGGCCGTTTCTGCCCGTTCTGTGGCGGTTTCTGGCACCGGTCTGGCCATCGCCAACGGATCTGGTGTTTCTGGCAACCCGACGATCTCCTTAGACGGGCTGATCTCCAACATCGCCCAGGTTGGCGGCACCGGCCTGCTGGCAATCCAAAGCGGCACGACAGCCGGCGGGGTTCTGATCGCAGGAACCGCAAACCAAATCGACGTGGCCAACGGCAACGGCTCTGGCGGAAATCCGACTATCTCTCTGGCCAGCGACGCGGTGTTTCCGGGCAATGCTGCCATCACCGTTCCCCTTGGCAATACCGCGCAGCAGCCTGTCGGTGCGGATGGGCAGTTCCGCTTCAACACGGACACCCAAACCTTTGACGGGTATGCCTCCGGATCTTGGCGGCAGTTTTCTCTGGCCGGTGGCGTCACGAGCTTCAGCGCCGGCTCTACCGGCTTCACCCCAGCCTCCACCACTTCTGGTGCGGTGGTGCTGGCTGGGATTTTGAACCCGGCAAGCGGCGGTACTGGCATCAACAATGGCTCGTACACCACGACCTTGGGCGGCAACGTCAGCACAGCAGGCGCGTTTTCGACCTCCGGCAGTTTTGCCGTAACCCTGACGGCCACCGGTTCGACCAACGTCACGCTGCCCACCACGGGCACCCTGGCAACGCTGGCCGGCGCAGAGACCCTGACAAACAAGACGATGTCGGGTTCGCTCAACACGTTTTCGAGCATCGGCAATGCCAGCCTGACCAATTCGAGCGTGACCTTTAACGGGGTCACCGTAGCCCTTGGCGCATCGGGAACGATCACAGCCGCTACTACGGCTGCTTTGACCGCAGGCACTGGCTTGCAGTTCAACTCCGGCACCACGTTTGACGGCTCTACTGCCAAGACCCTCGGTATTGACAGCACTGTGGCCACCCTGACGGGCTCGCAGACGCTGACGAATAAGGCAATCAGCGGTTCGGCCAACACCCTGACCAACATCCCGAACGCGGCACTCGACAACTCGTCGGTGACCATCGGGACAACCGCCATTTCTCTGGGCGGCACAAGCCTGACTCTGGGTGGCCTGACATCGGTGGCGGTGACGCAAGACCCCACACAAGCCTTGCAACTGGCCACCAAGCAGTATGTTGACGCCGTTGCAGAGGGTCTGCATGTGCATGCTTCGTGCGCCGCGGCCACACCCAATACCCTGGCCTCGCTGACCGGCGGGACGGTGACCTACAACAACGGCACTGCTGGTGTTGGCGCGACCCTGACTCTGTCGGTGGCCCTGACGATTTTGGACGGGTACACGCTGCAAAACGGCGACCGTGTGCTTGTCAAGAACGAGGCGACCCAGGCAAACAACGGCATCTACACCTGGGCGACCGGCGGTACGGTTTTGACCAGGGCGACGGACTTTGACACCGCGGCTGAGATCGCTGGCGGTGACTTTACGTTTGTCTCAAACGGCACGCTGTATGCCGATACCGGCTGGGTTCAGATTGATGAGGTTGCCACCGTCGGCACAGACCCGATCATCTGGCAGCAGTTCTCCGGTGCTGGGACGTTCACCGCGGGCACGGGCCTGACGCTTGCCGGATCGCAGTTCAGCATCACCAACACCGGAGTGACCGCTGCGTCGTATGGCGGCGCGACCTCGGTTGCGACATTTACGGTCAATGCTCAGGGTCAGTTGACCACCGCAGCCAGCACGTCGATTGCGATTGACGCGAACCAGATCACCACTGGGACGATTGACAGCGCACGGATCAGCGGCTCCTACACCGGCATTACCGGGGTCGGCACACTTGCTGCCGGCGTCTGGAACGCAACGACCATTGGCGTGGCTTACGGCGGCACGGGCCTGACCACCTACACAGCCGGTGATCTGGTTTATGCGTCCGCAACGACCACGTTGTCAAAGCTGACCCTCGGAACAAGTGGTCAAGTGCTGACCGCGGGAGCATCTGCTCCTCAGTATGTCGATCAGAGCACTTTGTCGGTCGGTTCTGCAACCAATGCAACCAACGCGACGAATGCAACAAACACCGCCATCACGGCCAGCACAACCAATGCAGCGCACTACCTGACGTTCGTTTCCAACACTACAGGAAATCTGCCTCAATTGGTAAACTCATCGATAACCTGCAACCCCAGCACAGGCCAAATTACTGGCGGCGTTGCTGGCGGCTCATTCTGAGGAAGCAAAATGGCCCAGACCGGATACACCCCAATTCTCATCTACGGAAGCGGCACCGCTTCTGCTGCGCCATCTGCTGGCAACTTGACGACCAGTGCGAACGGCGTTGAGCTTGCTCTCAACTACACCGACGGCAAGCTGTTCTACAAGGACAACGGAGGCGTCGTTCAGGTCTTGGCCGGCAAGGGCGGCTCCGGTGTTGTTGCAGGATCGAACACGCAGCTTCAGTTCAACAACAGCGGCGTTTTTGGCGCTTCTTCAAATTTGACATGGAATGGCACGGTACTTTCGACGACCGGGTTTACCGCATCTTCTGATTCGACCTTCACGTCGACGGGCGCTCTGACGATCAGCAAGGGAACGACAGGCCAGCAGCCTGGAAGCCCTGCTACCGGCATGATCCGGTACAACACAACTACAAACGCCTTTGAGGGGTATAGCGGATCCTCCCCGGCGTGGAATTCAATCGGCGGCGCGACCCTGTCAAACGACACCTCGACCTCGACGAATCTGTTCCCGCTTTTTGCAGACGCCACTTCTGGATCTGCGACAACCGTATTCACCAGCAACGCCAAGCTGCTCTACAAGCCATCGACGGGCGAGTTGCAGGCATCTGCTGCGGTATCGACAAACGGTCTGATAATCAACAGCACGACGGTGTCTGCCAGCTACACGGTAGCGACCGGCCAAAATGCTATGAGTATTGGCCCAATAACCGTAAACTCCGGCATCACGGTGACCGTATCTTCGGGACAGCGTTGGCTGGTTCTGTAAGGAGTAGAAATGAGCAAAGTAGCAATCTCGGGCGACGGAAGCGGAACTGGCACGTTTACAATCGCCGCCCCCAATTCAAACAACAACCAGACGCTGACGCTGCCTGATAACACCGGCACGATCCTGACTACGGGTACGGCGGTTACGGTTGCTCAAGGCGGCACGGGTGCAACATCCCTTACGGCCAACAACGTCCTTTTGGGTAATGGCACTTCGGCAGTTCAAGTGGTGGCCCCAGGCACAAACGGCAATGTATTGACATCCAACGGCACCACTTGGACTTCGGCTGCGGCTCCGACGGCATCAACTGCGCTTGATGGGATTGGGTCATATGCGGTATTGATGATGGGCGTCAATACAAATCTTGCGATTGGATCAACTATTGCCGGATCATCATTGCGATATAACTTTACGGCGAATGCAGCTAACTCAACCCTCGGCGGTGGAGCAAACAGCGCCCCATTTTTAGGAAGGCGACAGCGATCTAATAATAGCACTTACGATGGTGGGGGCACTGCGTTATCAGGAACATGGCGCAAAATGAGCAGTGGGGTAACTTTTGTCTCCGTATCCGGTTGCTGTAACACGGATTATTGTTGGTGGGAAGCTTTGTATGTTCGCATTTCGTA